TTGTTATACTTCTTTCTTTTTGACATTGCAAAGATAAGTATTATTTTTAATGCGCAATGAAAAACAATATTTTTTTTTACTATTGCAATCAGTTAAATTTTTCTTAATAAAAAATAGGTTGTTTTTATGGAAAAAGCGGAAGCAGATGGCTCATTCATATTTCACTCCGATTTTTAAAATTCAAATTGTAAAAATAATTAAGGCGGCAGGGGGCTTTTTTTGCACACTATGAAAATGAAATTGATTTTTAGACTTTTAACATTTTGAAAAACAAAGCAGTGAAGGCAAAATAATGATAAAGCACCCTGTTTTTCCCGCTGGGGAATGTGTCCTTTATTTATCCTGATAGTTTTTTGACCTTTGCAACATGGTAGAAAAGATATTTTTAAAGGACGCTTTGGTAGAAATGCGGAAATTAGATGCAGAGAAAAAGCCGATACCCTTTTCCTTGGCAGTACGCACCTATAACAAGCAAAATGGGTTTGGTGGAAAGCTCCTGATATACCATAATGCTACCCTAATGCAACAGCCCAAGGGTAAAAAAGACTTTGAGAAAAACCCCAACCACTGGGATAACAAGACTCGAAATATTAAACTTGCTGATGGCACTATAAAGAAAATTATTATCCTGTTTATAGTGGCTTTTAATGGGAAAGAGGTGATTTATTAGTATGGAAAAAATAGATAACGATTTGTATATACTCTCTAAGAGTGGGGCGGCTGTGCTCTTTGATAATAAGCATGGGCTTACAGCGCCCAAGGCAAAAAAAGACCTATCCGATACGGATAAGTACTCCGTGTGGGGGGATGATAACCTTTACCCACAGCAGCTGACCGAAAAACTCAATAAGACAGGGGCGGCCATAGGAGGGCTGGAGGTGCTGATCTCGGCTCATTATGGGTTGGGTTTCCGCTTATACCAAGACGTGGAGACAGAAGAAGGAATCGTAACCAAGGAACGCGCACGTAACTCTTTCCCTGAATTGAACCAATTCTTTAAGGCTTGTCGCTGGGATATTACCATGTCCGAGATCGTGGAAGACTTTGAGACCTACGGGATTGCCTTTGTGGAGTATTTGCTTTCGCCCAATAGGGACAAGATCGTATCCATAAAGAGGCAGCAAGCAGCTCATTGTAGGTTGGGCGTACCTCCTGAAAAGGGCTATGTGGATAAGGTGTATATCAATACCTCGTGGGGTGGTACCTTGGACGAGGAGCTGACGGAGGAAGTGCCCTTTTACTCGGATATGCATTCAGTGGAGAGCCTTAAGGAATACTGCAAGGAGAAGAAGGTAGACAAATTCATCGTGCCTGTGATGCGTACCCTTACCACGGAGAAAAATTACCCCAAGGTGAAATGGCATAGTTCCTTTGCCAATGGCTGGGTGGATGTGGTGCTTTCGGTGCCTACCTTCAAAAAGTATATGTTTGAAAACCAACTAAACCTAAAGTTTGTTATCTATGTGGCGGATGACTTTTTCTCTCATAAGTTTGGCCGCAACGAATGGCAGGAGATGAGCGATGTGCAGAGGGAGCAAGAGCGGCAGAAGACAATCAAGGCGATAGACGAGCACATGAGTGGGAACAAGGCAGCGGGGCGCTCCTTCCTATCGCCTTTCTTTCGTGACAGCTCTGGGAACCTCATACGTGGTATAGAAGTGGTGCCTATAGATGACAAGATCAAGGACGGCAACTTCCTGCCCGATGCCAGCGCGGGGAACTCGGAGATACTTTTCCCGATGGGGGTAGATCCATGTTTACTCGGAGCGGGTATCCCAGGGGGGAAGAACCTTAGCGGGAGCGGCTCGGATAAGCGGGAGGCGTATACGATCCTATCCACACGTATGCCGATCAAGCGATTGCGTACCTTGGAGATATTCGAACGGATAAGGGATTGGAACGGCTGGGATGAGAGCCTATACGGCAATTTCCCCAATATCAACCTTACAACCTTGGACAAGAACCCCAATGGGCAACAGGTGATAGTGAACTAAGGAAAAATCTGAAAAACAATAAGATACATATATTAACAAAGAAATAAATAGTAATTTTGATTTTATTAATAAAAAAATATTGTACTTTTGCAACGTGAAATGATCTAAATTTCTTCAATCTAAAAGAAAAAGTTATGAACGGATTACTAAAACAAATAGTATCTTCTTTTAAGCGAGTAGTGGATTTTCTTTCAATGAATGATGAATCAGCGATAAGCCAAGAGGGGAAGGAAATTCTTTCAGATCCTGAGAAGAAAAAGATTTTTTTAAACGCTGTCGAAAAAGCAGATCAGAAGAGAAAAGAAGAAAATTCAACAGAGCTTATAAAGACAGAACTGCATTTCTCAGATGGAAATATGACTGTATTAATATAAAAAGTTATGCTTCCTGAACTTGCCTTAAGCTCTATCTTCTTGATAGTTATCGTTCTTTTCCCTGGACTTATTTTTAGAAGATTCTATTATTCTGGAAAATTCACCAAACAATTTTTAAAAGGTGAGTGGAGTGAACGCATTGTAACCAGTATCTTTTGGGGTATATTCTCACAACTAATAACACTTCTTTTTATAAGCTATATCCCTTGGGTTCGAACAAATTTTTTAAATGAGGAAACCTTAGGAAGACTTCAAAATATTTCTTTTGGAAATATTCAAATAGAACAGGATCAACCCTTCTTTATTTTCATACTACTTTATATTATTTTTTCAATTATTATAGCGGGATTGCTTGGATGGTTCCTTTTTGAGTTGGTTTGTTTGCTAAAAATTGATGTAAAAATATCTGCTTTGCAATATTCAAATCAATGGCATTATATCTTTGAAGGTAAAACCACAGGAGCTGAAGGCAAAGTACTTCTAAAATGGGTAGATCTGACACTTAATCCCACTCAGGAGGAGGGTAAGAACAAGATGATCCAAGGAATCTTATTTGATTATAGCATCAATGTTTCTACTGGAGATTTGGAGTATTTGTATTTGAAGGAGGCAAAGAGATATAGTCATTCCGAAGCAAAGTTTAAAGAAATCCTCAGTGATGTATTTGTAGTTCCTTTTGGGAATGTGGTGGATATGAATATTAGGTATAAGTACAAGGAAAAGAAAGATTACACAAAGATCTATCGAGGAATAATTGTGACCGCTATTTTGGTATCTTTCCTTTTTTATTTTTCATTTCCTTGGCTTAGAGCAAGTGCAGGAACACCTATTTGGAAAATATTGTTATCCTACCTCCCATTATCATTTCCTTTGGTGGGCGCATTAAGTACATTTACTAACATTTTCAGTTTATCGGAAATGAAAAAAGAAGAAAAATGGAATGTATTATGGGGAACTTTGATAATGATTTTATTTTCTTATTTAGGCTGGTGGGTAGCCTCTCTATTACTCTTATAACAAAAGTCTTTGATACAAAAACAAGTCCTTTCCCAAGCGGGGAAGGACTTTTATTTTTGTAAGAAAAAAAGAATATGTTCGAACGAATTGAAGAGATTAAGGCGTATATCCATGTGTCCAAGTACTTGGATATACAGATCCTAAAGCCGTATATAGAGACGGCTATTAGTGAGCGGGTACGTCCGCTTATCGGGGAGGTGATCTGGGAGAAGCTCTCCGATGATTCCTTTGTTATGCCTCGCAAAGCGGAGATATACGAGGGGGTGAAAAAGGCTGTGGCCAACTATGCTATTGCTTATAGTATTCCTTTCGTGAAGATGCACCTGTCCAGTACAGGCGCCAACGCGTACCAAGATAATAAGATGGAGCGCTCGCCCTGGTGGGATGTGCGAGACTATGGGCTGAACGCGGTACGCATTGGGGATCATGCGCTCAATGGTGCTGTGGCACTCTTGACCACCAGTACCCTTGGGGCGGAGTTGCCCTTTGCCCGCGAGGTGGCGGGGTCGCTCTTTGGTAGTCCGCGGGAGCTGTCGGCGCTGTATTCCATAGGGGATTCGTACGAGATCTTCCTTCGGCTGTTGCCCCTGATGCGGGATATATGGGAGCTATACATAGCCCCGCAGCTGTCGCCCTGTGTGCTCTCGGATATACGCGGGGACGAGACGGCGCTTGCACTGCTGAAAAAAATCGTGGGCTACTACACCTTGGCCGATGCCGTCTTTATGCAGGGGCTTACCTATACCACTTCGGGAATCGTGCTGCAATGGGAGCAGCTGCCTTGGCAGAAGTCCATGCTGCTGAGCGACACCCAGCTCAAGGCACTCAAGGAGGGATTCCTGGAGCGGGCGCAAAGATATAGGAACCTGCTATTACAATATATAAAGGCACACCCTGCATTGTTCCCCTGCTACCAAGGTGAGCCGCTCGTACTTAGAGAGCCTGTGGCCAAGAAGTCGGGACTCTATTTCTAATAATTAATGCCAATAATGATTAATGATTAATACCAGCAGAGAAGAGAAAAAATGGAAAAGTGCATTTTTTTTTGAAAAATACACTTTTTCGCTAAAAAGTGCTGTTTTTTTTTCCTACATTTCCTACAAGGGTTTATTTACTTATAAATCAGTTATTTAAAGCTGAAAAAGCGTAGGAAAAGGCGTAGGATTTGTAGGAAAATGTGGAAGTTGTAGGAAAGTGTAGGAAAATGAAATGCGGTTTTCCTACAAGAATTTAAGGGAAATTAACATGAAAAAGCCCCTTTGAAAAAATATTTATTCTGATTTTCAGTAACTTATGTTTTTTGTAGGTTTTGTAGGAAATGTAGGAAAAAAAAATCGGGGTTTTTGGGCAAAAAGAGGAAAATTTAAAAAAAAACGTATGTATAAGCAGTTGAAAGATTATTTTCATCACTTGGCCGATAAACATGTGATGATACAGGAGCACGTGGGGTATTTCTCCCGTGAGATTATAGAGAAGCAAAGCAGCTTTGCTGGGATCGCCTCTCCGTTCTTGGCGATCTATGATTATGAATTGGGCTTGGACGGGGGCGAGCTGAACACCTTGGGGCGTCGTAAGCTCGTCTTTAGTATCGTGTATGCCGATGCGCCACACGATGATTTTGAGGGGCAGCAGGAGAAGATAGACCAAGCGGAGCGTATCGCCTTGCAGCTCTTGGCACGCATTCGTTGGGACAGTCACCAGCGGGATCATTTCCTATATGGTGCTTTTGAGAAGGACTTGACGCGTATTTTCCCGATCGAGGAGCCACAAGCACACTTGTACGGGGTAGATGTGGAGGTGCATTTTAAGACCAAGGCGCCGCTGGTAGTCAATCCCGCAGACTGGGAGGATACGTTCTTGACATGTTAGCGGTTAGTGGTCAGTAGTCAGTGGTTAGAGAAGGAAGGAAAACTTTAACATATTTAAGAGTAAAAAAACTTAGGGAAAAATTTGGATATTGCGAATATTCGCAGTATCTTTGCGGTGTTAAATTAAATGATAGTTTATGACAAATCAAGAAACTCAAAGCCGCGAGCTTACAGACAAAGAGTGGGAGCTTATTCAAGCTATCCGAAACTACAAAAAGGCTTACCCTAACGGATCAAAATCATTAATTCGTTACATTCAGGAGCTCTTAGATGACCTACTTGACAGAGACTAACAGTAAGCCCTCCCAAGAGGGCTTACTTTCAACAAATATTCATACTATGGCAATAACAGTACAAAAACAGGAACGTATCACGATGATGCAACAATTGGACGACATCTCTATAGATGTCTCTTGGCGACAAATCGCACACGATTATTTTGGGAAGTCTTCCTCTTGGATATACAACAAGCTCCATGGTCGCGATGGCAATGGTGGCGAGGGTGGCTTTACCGAAGCAGAAAAAATACAACTACAAGGCGCCTTGCTGGATATTTCCGAACGTATTCGCCGCGCCGCTAACAGCATTCAGTAGTCATTGACTGAATTTAATTTAACAACTGAAGCCCTCAGCAATGGGGGCTTTTTTAGTAGTCTCATAAGAGAGCGTAAGAGAGATTTAAGAGAGGTTTTAGGCTTGAAGCTCTTTGTTTGTAGGCTCTTAGGATTGAAAAGTAAAGAGAGAATTAAGAGAGGTTAGGGGTTAGGGATTAGGGATTAAGGGTTATAAAAATATTTTTTCCAAAGTTGTCCCTTTGCTTGTGGGTGGCTACTATTGTCTAAACAGACAATACACGGGGGTCTAAATAGGTAAAAAAGGAGGCGTGTGTTGTCTAAACAGACAATACACGATTGATACCTATTATATTATGGTATAAAAAAATCAAAAAAAATATTTTTATAGTTTTAAAAAAAAGTCGTACTTTTATGACGGATTACTATCATTGTTGATAGGCATTGTATAACTAAATCAAAATTAATAAAATGAACTTTAAATAGTATAGATCATGAATAGAGAAACTATTTTAGATGTAACTTTAAAAGGATATGATAAGTATCGAACTCTCATAGAAAAATTGTATCCTGATCAGCCCTTGTATTTGGAGCTTTCAGTTAATTCTAATGGGTATGATGAAATTTTGGTAAAAAGTAATTTGGGAATAATAGGAGAATTATTTTCTGAAGATGGAGAAGAACTATTACCTTATTTAAAAGAACCTGATAAATTTTATATAAAAACATCACTCAAAAAGCATTACATAAAGGAAAGAATAAAGCTTGCTGTGGTTGTTATTATAGAAGTGTTTAAGAAGAATAAGGATTTTGTAGCGCCTGTTCCTGTTTTTTTAGGGGATTATATTACCAATTATGATAAATATATTTTTGGATTCCCCATAGGAGAAGATTCTGAAATCACTTGTTCTTTGACCAAATTAAATATGGGAAAACTTTATGATTTATGCGAATTTGACCTTCTTTTTCTAAAAATTTCCAATGAGATTGTTGAGGTATATAAAGTTGGTGCTATAAAAATTGGAGAACTCAATAAAGAGAACTCTTCGAAAATCATAAATTACCTGCGAAATGAAGATTATTCAGTAGAAGCACGTATAAAAAAAGTTAGTGAATCTCGTTGTACAATAGATATTTTTATACAAAGGAAGTTTTATGTAATGAAAACTAATTACCTAAAAGATAAATCCTTATTGATAGAAGGGGTAGAGGTGATTGGAGACGATGGGAAATCATTATCGGAATATGAAAAAGAATTGATCCTTAGTGATGGATATACTCTTGAAGAAGATATTAGAATAAGAGAAGAAAATGAGAAAAAGTGGATAGAAAGAAGAAAAAAGAAAGAAGAACAAGATAAGAAATTAGCTCCTTTTTCTTCTGCGGGCTGTTTATCGGGGTTAATAGGGGGTATAGGTCTTCTTATTTACTTCTTTGATACAGAGAACTCTAATCCTACTCTTTATATTTCAATTATTTTAATTTTTATAAGTATAATTCTCTTCTTTTATATACAAAAAGAGATAGATAAAAATAAGAGGAACCGAAAATTAACAAAAAAATAACTTTCAAGAGGTATGTGTATATAGAAAAAAGTTGTACCTTTGCAGCGTTAAAAATTCGCGGCTTTTTTGTGTCCGCATATCACATAAAGATTTTCGAATACTCACAGCGTGAGGGTGTCGCTATATAGTAATATATAGCAAATTTTGCGGATATATCCAGCGAGTTTTGAACAGCACCTACTCACGCTTTTTTATTTTTTATACTATGTTCAAAACTCAAACCTCTCACCATGTAGCCAAGGCTATATCGTGGACAGCTGGTCGCACGGATCGGCTATTTCTTCAAAGTTCGGGCTGCATAAATGTGCCTGATGATTACGAACCTGCGGACGATCCTGCGGTGGTGGATGTCATCGCACGGGAATGTTTTCACTTTTTGCTCAAGGATACCGCGTGTAACTTCCTGCTTGCCTATCGTGATGGGCAGTGGCATATCTCCACTTCTGCGGGTACTACTTCTGACCCCTCGTTCCCGATTGCTGTGATACACGCTTACGGAGCTTACTACATTTCCCAGAACCAAAAAGAAAGGAGGGCCGCGCTATGAGAATGGACAACAAACTACCCCGCCCACTGAATGAGCAGCTGGGGATAAAGCTCTCTGGCTGGCTCTTCGAAGTAGCCAACAAGATTTCACAATCGGAGGATATACAGGAAAGGCTGTTTCAGTTTCCGGATCTGTTAGAGGATAGTTCCTTCTTTGATGATGAAGAAAAAACGCTGGTCAGGTTCGTATTCTCTCGGATACTGTCGCTGTCTTTCATTACTCAGAAGCACTTGGAAGAGATCGAGGAATTTTACGAGGAATACAATAATTAGTTATTAGTTGTTAGTTTTTAGTTTTTAGTTGTCAGAATTCAGTTGCTAACCACTAACTACTAAGCACTGACGACTAACCACTGATCAGTTGGGAATAGTCCTCTGGGAGCTCGGCGTCGATGTCACGGAGGTACTTCTCAAGGGCTGCAAAAGTAGCATGTCCTGTGATGAGCATTAGGCGGCTCTTGGTCTCAAGGGGTGGGTACTGCTCGCGGAGCTTGCGGTATAGTTTGGTAATGGAGGTATGTCGGAAGGAATAGAGCCCGTAGTCCTCGCCCAGTGAAAAATGTTCTTTGACTTTTTTGAATCTTTTGCTCCAGTAATCTCTTTTGTTCGTTTCCGTGGTGTTCCAAGGGCCTAAGCCCTCGGGGGCAAAAAGGAAATGGTTAGGGTCTGCTCCCTTGAGGTATAGGAGTTCGGAGAGGAGTATTTCGGGAATGATTTTGGTTTTTCTGGCTTTATTCTTTGCCTCGAAGGTCAAGCGCTTCTCTTCTAAGGATATATCTTTGACTTGTAGGCGGCAGACCTCGATAGGGCGCAGAAAGTTATAGCTAATGAACTTGATGAAGAGCAGTAGCTGTGGATCATGTTGGCCAATGTATTCGAAGAGGGTATCCTCTTGTACCTTGGTATAGGTTTTATTGCGGTGTGGATCGGTCTTAAGTACTGGAATAGATGAAATGAAATTGTTAGGGACATGCTGGTTATCCTCTAAGTACTTGAACAGGATAGAGAGAGCAGCACGGGTATTATTCCTGTTCTTAGGACTTGTCTTAAGGAGAATATCGTTAAGGAAATTGGTAGCTGTTTTTTTAGTAATAGCGGTAACAGCTCGCCCTTTGAAGTTGTTTTGTTCGAGCCATTTCTCAAATGTACGAATACGATATTGGTGGTTCTTGAAAGAGCTTTCTTTCATAGTAGCCTGAGCATGTGTCAGTGACAAATCGAAAGCCTCGTGAATGGAGAGGAGCTTGTTCTCGGTGTATTTGTCCTCATAAGGATTGAATCCCTCTCTGAGCTTGCGCTCCAGTATATCACGGAGTCTCCTGATTACTGTACGCCTCTGGGAAAGGGTTTTGAAGGATCTATTAATTTTTAGGTAAATGGGATTTTGCCGAACGAGCTTTCCTGTATGTGGGTGCCGATAGGAATAATAAATATACCAGCGCTTGGAGAGATCCCCTCCAGCGTCGTATATCTTAGGTTTTGTGAACTGACCTTTGTTACTCATATCGTATTCGAAAGTGTATTCGGTAGCGTATTCGGTCTGTAAAATTTTGAGTATTTTATCCATGAAAAGAGAGGGTTTGTAGGATACAAACCACTCTCTTTCAAAGATTTACATTTTGTAGCGAAGACGGGATTTGAACCCGTGACCTTTGGGTTATGAACTGAAAATGAATAAATTTCGTTTTCTTTTCACATTGAAAATCAATCACTTACAAAGTTAAAAAAGAGTGATTTGTATTCGGTTATCGTATTCTTATTTTTTATGTATATATTTGATTTACAATATTTTATTGAATAATTTTTCTATTAAAAATATCTCCATATCCTAAAAGCAACCACACAGGGTTTATCTCTGGCATCTTAAGTATAAGGGTTTGTAACAAGCTCGCAGGTACTCTCCTTTTTCCTGCAATATAAGTAAGGAGTGTTATCCTTTCAATCTCTAATAGGTTTGCAAGGTCACTATAACTGATGTTTCTCACCTTACAGATCTCATCTAATCTTAGCCCAACCCGTTCTAAAGCAGCCCGATCGTGAGAGCCTTCATAACGAGATAAATCGTCTTCAATCCAGTTTTTTGGCTCCAAATGAGGAGCGTCAGCCCCCTCTTTGAGCATGTTTCCTTTTCCTGTAAGAAGCCAATTTGCATTATATAGAGGAAATTTTTCAAGTATTTTTATCACCCAATCTATAGATATAGTAGAATTTTTGCGGATAGCACGTGATAATACTCCTTGACTTGCTCCTATTTTTCTTTCTAAAGAAGTTATTTTAATCCCCTCATTATTAATTAATTCGTTGATATTGTTGTAAAATTTTTCCATACCAAATGAAAATTATCGTGTAATAATTTGTTTTAAATGAAAATTATCATTAACTTTGTTGCCGAATTGAAAACGGTTTGACAACGCCAAATATAAGAAAAAAAATGAAGCCATCAAAGAAACTTGTTGAAAAAATTCTTTCAGATAATGATTTTTCATTAGACATCGCCAAAGCGGTGAAAGATACTACTCAGTATGCTATTATTGCCCGAGCTAAGCGCCATTCAAAATTGTTGTTATTGGCTGCTTTTGTGGAAGTGTATAAGGCTTATGGACTTTCAGAGGAAGATATCTACGCAAAAGAGGAAGAAAATGACAGCGGAGACTGTACTGATCGTGTTCAGGGAGCTAAGTGAGGCGGAAAAGGAACGCTTCCTAAAGCTCTTGGAGCAAGAGATGCCCCCCAAGCGCCGTGCCCGCAAAAAACGAAAGTCAAAAGTGTGGGACGATGTAGAGATCGTGGAGAAGCTGGAGGTGCTCTTTAATAAAGAGGTGCTACTGATTGCTATTATAAGTACAATTATAAAATAAGAAAAAAATGAAAGCAAAAGATTTAGAACAAGGAAAATATTACTCCACATTGGAGCTTAGAACCAATGGAGATGTCTTAAGACAGCGCTGGTGGTATATCACCCTTAGAGAAGGTAATAATATTAGGGCTATGGTGGTGGAAAAGCTAATGGATAATCCTATGAGCTTTTATTCGGACTTAGAGGTGTGGTATAGTGATGCCTTTTTTAAGGATATCTCTTTTACGGAATGTGAAAAAAAACACTTTACTTGGGCAATAGAGGATATCATAACAGAATTACAAGCGATAGAAAAATGATGAAAGCATATACCATTCATAAAATAATAAAAAAATGAAAGCAAAAGATTTAGAACAAGGAAAATTTTATGCCTCTGTGGAATATCTCAATGAAAATGAGGAAAGGTATCGCAGGTGGTATATCATCCTTAGAGAAGGTAATAATATTAAGGCAAATGTAGTGGAACAGATAAATGATTCTCCCCTGAGTTTTTACGCTGGCTTTGAGGTAAATTATAATGATAAGAATATTTGTTTTATAGAAGTTTCCAAAGATCTATTTACAGCGGCAGTACAGGAGCTTCTAACAGAATTACAATTTATAGAAAAATGATGAAAGCATATACTATTATCAAGCAGGAAATAGAGGCGCTTTTTGGTGTACAAGGGGTGATCCTCCGAATATACGAGGGGGATGTACAGTATATTGTCGCCTTTGCCGATTTTAAAAAGATTGGCCAACTGCGGGAGATTATCCCCGTGGCGGATTGGCGGATGGACTTTTTAGGCAAGCAGGGCGTGATCTGTATCTCCTATCCTGCTGACATGGAGCTAATCCGTAAGGAAATGGAAGAGAGGATGTTTCCCTAAGTAAGTGAAGAGTGACTAATCAAAATCTATTTATTACCCTATTCCCTAAAATTTAAGCAATGCCCTATATTAAAAATGAAATTATAGATAAGATATACGAATGTGACTTGTGTGAAGCCATAGGCCGTATATATCACGATCCTTCCTATAAGATCCTATCCAATGGCACCGCTAAGGGGCTGTCTCCATTTACCAATGAACGTACGCCGAGCTTTGTGGTGTCCAACGTAAAGGGAATATGGAAGGACTTTGCCAGCGGCCGCGGCGGAAAGTCTGTTATAGAGTTTATCCAATCCTATAAGGGTATGGACTTCCCCGAAGCGGTGAAGCTCTCTTGTGAGGTGCTGAATATTCCCATAGAATACGAAAAAGAAACCGAAGCACAAAAAGCCAAACGCCAAGAGAAAAAAAGCCTTGGGGAGATTATTACCTTTATCAAAGAAAATTATAAAGAAAATTTGCCAAAGTTGTCCCTTGCTCAAAAGTATATGCAGGAGCGAGGGTTTTCGGATGAGATTTTGTCGGACTTTGAGATTGGGTATGCCTTGGCGGGGATGTATGAAGTCTTGAAAGAACGCGGGCAGGTGAGTGAGGGGGTAGCCCTTGGGGTGCTCAAAGCGTATCAGAACGGGGGGTATTACGATTTCTTTAAGGGGCGTATCATCTTCCCCATCTCAGACAAGCATGGGCATTGTGTGGGATTTGGCGGGCGTGTGATGCCCTCGGAAGCGAAAGAGGGAGCGCCTAAGTACTTGAACAGCCCAGAGAGTGAAGTATTTCACAAGTCGGAGCTGCTGTATGGCTTCCACTTGGCGCGCAATAGCATGGCACAGCGCGGGGAGGTGTATTTGGTAGAGGGCTATACGGATGTGATGCGTATGCATCAGATAGGGTTGCGTAACTGTGTGGCTACCCTTGGGACAGCGCTCAGCGCACAGCACCTTGATCAGATCAAGAAGCTCTGTAAGAAGCTCATCATATTCCGCGATAGTGACAATGCAGGGGCAACAGCTGCCTACAGAGACATGGGGCTGGCCTTAGAAGCAGGCTTGTTTGTCGAGCGGGTGGTGTTTCCCTCCGAAAGTAAGGAGGATCCCGACAGCATAGGTCAGCGGGAGGGTGCTGTGGCGCTGATAGAGGCGGCGAGATGTGATGCGTTGCTACACTATTTGCAAGGGGCTTATGAGGAAGCCCTTGGCCGTGCTGATACCAAGGGGAAAAAGGTGATCCTTATGCCTGAGGATAAGAAGCGGCTTAGTGACCTTGCCTTGGAGCTTATCGGAAAAATCCCCGATGTGGTGACCCGTGATGCCTATCTGGAGCAGGTAAAAGCACGATTTGGGATTAAGGTAGCCATAGAGAAGCCCAAGGAAGAAAAAAAATACTACAAGACTCCTGAAATAGTCATAGACCTTCCGCAATATGGTACGGAGGACCCCTTGGAGAACTACCAGTTTCCGAAAGAGGTGGAGGATCCGAGTGTGTACAGGCGGGAAATTATAGAATATGGGGTATTTCAGCATGCGAATCGTATCTATTGTAGTACGGATAAGGGGAATGCCTTTTATGATATATCCAATTTTTCCATAGAAATCATACAGCACATGCAGGACGAGCAGTACCCGATGAAGCTGATCCGTATCTGTAATGTGCATGGGGTAGAAAAGATATTTGACGTGCTCTCGGAAAAAATCAATACCCTTAACTCGTTCAAGAATGTGGTGACCTCGTATGGTAACTTCTCCTTCTCGGGCTCGGCAGCGCAGCATGAGCGCTTGTTGCGGTACCTCTTTGACCGTATGGGTACTGGGCGCAAGATAGACGTATTAGGCTGGCAAGCAGAGGGCTTTTGGGTGTGGAATAACAAAATTGTTATCCCAGGATTGCGGGAAGAGGCGATCAATTCGGAGGGGCTTTTTAAGCACCAAAATGACAGCTACTACATTCCCTCGGCTAACAAGAACTTTGAAAAAAACATGTACAAGTATGGGGCGCAGAAGAAGTTTAGGAGCATTCCCACGGAGGTGAGTTTGCCGCAATACCTCAAGCAGCTGTATAAGGTACATAGAGGGCATGCCATTACGGGGATTCTCTTTGGTATTGGTTCGCTGTTTCAGGATATCGTGGTGAGTTGTACGGGTTTTTTTCCTATCCTGTTTTACTTTGGCCCTGCTTCAACGGGTAAGGATAATATTTGCGAGGCGATCCAATCCTTTGTCGGGCAACCACAGACGGCGATACAATTGGAGGGGTCAGCCTCCACGATTAAGGCACAGATCCGAGAGTTTGCCCAGTTCAGCAATGGGATTTCGCAACTTTCGGAGTACAAGCGTGGCAATCCGCAAGTGGACGGGATCATCAAGGGTTTGTGGGACAGGCGCGGGTACAAGCGTGGGAGTATAGAGAGTAAGGTTGCGGTGGATGAAGTGCCGATTATCTCCTCCACGTTGCTTACTGGGAATGACAGCCCCGATGCAGAGGCGCTTATTACCCGCCTTATCTGGGAGGAAATGAAGGTGCAGGAGTTTAGCGATGAGGCAAAGGCTTCCTACAACAAGCTCAAGGATATGTGCAGGCGCGGGGTGTCGGGGATCTCGGACTGGCTGCTGCATAAGCGGGTTGTATTCCAAGAGCATTTTTTAGAAGTGTATCGAGAAAAAAAGCGGCTGCTGAGTGAGCGGGAGGCGATCAAGGGGGTGCCTGTGCGAATGATAGATAACCTTGCTGTATTGTACGCCGTGTATGGGATCTTTGAGCGGGAGGGGATTTTTCCATTTTGGCAGGAGGATATGGAGCGGCATTTTGATTCCCTGATAGAGAACCAAAGGCGTAAGATAGAGAGCGACTCGGTATATCAGCGGTTTTGGGATTGCTTTATGGTGTGCATGCGCCTCACGCAAGGGGAGCGCCTGCAAGTGGATACGAACCTACGGGCTGAGGGCGGGAGTATATACTTTAACTTCAGTACTGTATATAGTATCGTACAGCGCCAATGGTTTGTCCAGTACCGAGAGCAGGCGCCTGGCAAAAGTGAGATGCGCCGACAGCTTAGAGAGGATAGCAGCTATATGGGTGAGGAGAAGAGTATCCGTATTAACACCAACATCAACAGCCCTACCAGTGCTATGAAGATAGACATTGGCAAATTGCGTATTCGTGAGGAGCTATTGGCAGAGATAGAGGTGCAGTCCCTTCGTACAGCTTCCCCTTTTGCCCCTGCGACTCCCATAGAGAATGAAAATACCATTTTTTAAAAACTAAAGCGATGATAAAGTATCATGTATTCGACAGTATGCGAGATTTATTGCCTATATGGGCATATCTGAAGAAAAGCTACACCTATGTGGTGGGCTTGTACCGCGAAGGTTCCCTTATAGGCTGTCATGTGGATTCTCCAAGGAATCCTGTAGGATTAGAGCAATTGGTAAAAAGTGTCTTTGATATATTTCCACCACGATTGGAGGATATACAGGACTATGTAGAGAAACATGCTACCCGTATAGAATACAGCTACGAGGATTCGGTAACAGGGTATGATGAGGAAGAACGCCCCATTAAGAATGTAAGGATAAAGGGTAAGAGCGAAGAGCTACCACTAACAGATGAAGAGTAACCAGGGATAAATAAAAAAGATATGGAAATAAAACTATTACTACCAAAGTATCTACTGAAATACATGCGCAAGATGTATGGAGAACCGTATCAGCTCAAGGGTGATAATGATGTAGGCTTGTATCTCTTGCATATCTTGGAGCGCAAGAGTATGGCCTCAGAGTACAAGTATCACCCCCGTAGTGGAGAACTACATGCTTATAGAATCGCGGTGAATGCTTCTCAGTATGAGAAGAAGGGGTGTATTCTCTCTCAGGAGAAAATAGGATTGGTGCTCAAGTATATAGACCAACACTTCCGGAGAGAACTGTACACACAAGCAGTGGTGAACTATCATCAGTTTCAGATACCTTACAAAGATACGATCCTAAAGCGCTTGGAGATGTACGACATAGAGGAAAGCGACCTGATGTATGAGACCCTCCGCAAAGACTTTAACAGAAAAAAGGGGAGTATAGAGGAGAGGCTCTTAAAAAATGATTAATGATCCCCCCTAACCCCGAGGGGGATCAAGTGACGAGTGAAAAAATTTTGAAAATATGATAAATAAAATACTTGCAATTATTCAACTAATAGCTATTAGCATATTGTGGATTATGTTTGTTTTTGGAGTCTGCTTTTTTATAGGCTGGACTACTGATATAGCCACATTAGGTTGGGGCGGAAGAATGCTTATCGTATGTCTGATTTTATCAGGAATTACATATACAGTGTCAGAATTTAAAGAAAGAAAAAAGAAATGAAAACAGTATTTAAAGTAGGAATGGACGTTTGGGATAAAACAATATCGCCAGACAAAGGGAAAGTAATAGAGGTTTTAAAGGATACAAAGTTTGACTTTCCTATTAAGGTTGAATTTAATGATGGCTTAAAAATTCAATACACTAACGAAGGTTGCTTTGTAAAAAGCAAAGGAGCAATCAATACATTGTCCACTGCGGATTATTCTATAGATCTTGAAGGCTTTGAACAAAAAGGCCCTGCGCCGACTTTTGAGAAAGCGGAAAAAAAATTGAAGTATGATAGGGACAAATATGCTTATTTTAATTTGGAAGGTATAAATATACTTTATCCTAAGAGTATTAGTCCAGAAGTGTTTGAAGCTCTTAGACAATTAATTATTCTTAGAGACTACTACAATGAGGGGTGGCAGCCTGATTGGGAAGATGATAAGAATAAATTTTGTATCTCGGTAGAGAAAGGGAAACTTTGTTTGGAGTTATGGCTCAATACTAGTAGAGTGCTTGCTTTTAAATCACATGAAATAGCCTACAATTTTCTCGAAGAGCAGAAGGAATTATTGGAGAAAGCTAAACCTTTGTTGTAAAATGGAAAAAATAAAACATAAATTTAAATTGGGAGATAGAGTTGTGGTAACAGATAGAATAATAAGAGTAAGATTCCCCCCTTGTTTTGATTTTACTTGTGAAATAGTGAAGGTAGGAATGGAAAAGACAGAAGAAGGAGCGTTGTTTCCTGCCTATGAAGTGAAATTCAAAGACCTTCCTTTCTCACACTTTATGCGAGAAGAATGGGTTGATAGTATAGATATTTTAAAGAGTAATAAGGAATGAAAATCATTGACCTATTCAGCGGGATTGGTGGCTTTGCACTCGGCTTTCAGAGAGCAGGCTACCAATTCACAGAGCATTATTTTTCAGAAATAGACAAACACGCTATTGCTAACTATAAACACAATTTTCCACATGCAAAATACATCGGAGACATTACCTCTATTCACGGAGGAGACTTTACAGACATT